CGAATAGAAGAAGCAAAAGCATTCAACGAACAATACTTAGGAATTATTAAAGGATAAATAGATGGCAGCCAACGACGAAAACAACCCACGCAACCCAGCGTCACCTCTTTTCAAGAGATTAACCAGGCTCCTCTCTGGGCCTCTGATTAACTATCGCGCCCAGTTTACTCGTGAAGAACGACGCTCAGCGCTGGATAAATATCAGTATCGCTTTAGAAGCGCTAGCGGACAACAGTTCAAACGCTCAGCCGATAACCTTTCCAGAAACTATAACATGCTCACTTCCGCAGCTATGCGGAACCAGAATCGCAACGAGCGATATATTGATTTCGATCAGATGGAGTTTATGCCCGAGCTAGCATCGGCTATTGACATTTATGCCGACGAGATGACTACCTCAAATGAGTTTAATAAGTTAATTAAGATTGAATGTCGCAACGAAGAGATCAAAAGTATCTTAGAGGCCCTTTATTATGATGCCCTTAATATAGAGTTTAATGCTTTTGGTTGGGCAAGAACAATGTGTAAGTATGGGGATTTCTTTCTTTATTTAGACATCGATGAAGTTCTTGGAGTCAAGAGCGTTATCGGCCTTCCATCCGGAGAGGTGGAAAGACTCGAGGGGCAAGATCCCACAAACCCCAACTATGTTCAGTACCAGTGGAATTCGGCCAATATGACATTTGAGAACTGGCAACTGGCACACTTCCGCATTCTTGGAAACGATAAACATGCACCTTATGGCACCTCAGTCTTGGATCCTGCGCGCCGCATATGGCGTCAGTTAGTTTTGATTGAAGACGCAATGCTGGCTTATCGTGTTGTGCGCGCCCCCGAGCGTCGTATGTTTAAGATTGATGTAGGCAATATTCCACCGCAAGATGTTGAGCAATATATGGAGAAAGTTAAGACTTCATTGAAGAGAAACTCCCTGGTCGACGACACCACGGGGCGTGTTGACTTGCGATATAATCCCCTTTCCGTTGAAGAAGATTACTTTATTCCAATTCGCGGCGGTGTTGGTTCAGACATCACCACCCTCGCCGGTGCATCTCAGCTTAATGATATCGATGATGTAAAGTATATTCGAGATAAGTTATTCTCTGCTATCAAGATTCCTCATTCATATTTGTCAATGACCGAAGGTGGCGAAGAAGACAAGTCAACTCTCGCTCAAAAAGATGTTCGTTTTGCACGAACGATTCAGCGACTTCAGAGAGCTTTCTTGTCAGAGCTTGAGAAGATTGCTGTAGTTCATTTGTTTACTTTGGGATACAGGGGTCCTGATCTAATTTCTTTCAAGTTAGTTTTGAACAACCCTTCTAAGATCGCAGAACTTCAGGAAATAGAGCACTTGCGAACTAAGTTTGATCTTGCCAACAACGTTGTTGAGGGCATGTTTAGTAAGCATTGGATTGCTAAAAACATTCTCAATCTAACTGATGAAGAGTTCTTACGTAACCAGCGCGAAGCTTATTACGATCGTAAATATCAGGCCTCTCTTGACGCTATTACAGAGACTGCCGCGGCAGGAATGGCCGGCGGCGGCCTAGGCGGCGATCTAGGTGGTGACCTTGGTGGTGACCTTGGTGGTGACCTTGGTGGTGACCTTGGTGGTGACCTTGGTGGTGACCTTGGTGGTGAACCTGAAGCGGCCACCGGGGACGCCGCGGCAGAAGGCGACGAGAGCGCCCTCTTGGCGGCGCCAGCGCGGAGGGAAGATAAGCCAACAACAGCCAGCCAGCAGCCGCAAGCGAAAGGAAAGAAGTATTACAAGAAGAAAGCTGATACTCGAAAAACTAATAAATCAGGCCCCACAAAACGAAAGTTGCGCAGCGACGCCCGCGGCGGAGCCAAGACGGCACATAGAAATATCTTCCCAGGACACGAGCTTTTAAACATCAACGCACTTTATGAAGAGTTAGAACCTATTTATAGAGATGATGAAGAAACAAAATTACTTGAGAATACCAGAGGTATCCGAAAGCTAATTGCTGAACTAGAAGAAAAAGAAGCGGAGATCATAATAAGTGAGACTAAAACACAATAAAAAAAGAAACACCGCATTTTTGTATGAGGTGTTGGTAAAAGAGTTAACTGACGCCATAGTTGGTAAAGATACCAGGCGAAAGAACTTTGTTTCGAGTCTTATAAAAGAAGCTTTTGGATCCTCGACAATTCTTGGAAGAGAGTTGGAGTATTATAGAACGCTAGTAGAAACAACCGATCTTGAGTTATATCTAGCCGAGAAGCTTTTGCAAGAAACTAAGATGGCTCACTCGCTTTTAGATGGCAAGAGTATTTTTGATACGCAGACTAAAATAATTAATAAGATTAATAAAGCGCTCTCCAAGGATGCGTGGAATACTTTTGTTCCTAACTTTAAATCTCTCGCGACCGTAGCTACCATTTTCAATACCAGCACTCCCGTGAAACAGAGAGTTTTGCATGAAGATCTGTTGGTTAAAATGATGAACTCTACAGAAAAGTTAGAAGAGAACAAGTTAGAACCAATCGATAATATCGTTTATCATTCTTTCGTAAAGAAGTTTAATGAGCGATATACCGGTCTCCTTAAAGAACAGAAAGATTTACTTGGTAAATATATTGCTTCTTTTGCCGACAATGGTTTAGAGTTAAAGTTGTATCTAAATGAAGAAATAGGGCGACTTAAGAAGACAGTCACAGCCTCACTAAAAATGGAAGAAGTTTCTACTGATGAGGAAATGGTCGAGAAGACCAAAAAAGTACTGAACATTCTAGAAGGCTTTAAGAGTGCATCTCCGACTCAAGAAGTTGTTACGAGAATTCTAAACATTCAAGAACTTGTTAGGGAAATAAATTCGTAATGATCAAAATCCACGTCGGCGGCCCGCAGGCGACTGTAGAACTGCATGCTCGTAAAACATTAGATGGAAATCTTTTGATAATGGATCACGACATTATTGATATTGTGCTGTTGCCAGAAAGTAGCAAGGTCGTGGCATTTCCAAAGAGCCACTCCGTTGAGGATGCTTATGGAACACAAACACGTCTTTTCGATTTTTTAGCCGACAAGGGGGTTGTTGAGAGAGATAGTGTCCAGGGGGGCAATATTTTTAGTTCTCTAGAGGGCATAATACCAGAAAGTAAGAAGGCTAATGCCCTTCAGGCAGCAGTATATGTTATATCAGAGTTTATTACCGTCGAAGCTGACGTTCTGAAGAGAGCCGAGACATACGAAAAGAATCTTGAAGATTACTTTACTGAGCCCACCGATCTGGATTCGACAGAGCTTGGAGAGGTGCCGCAGCAAGCTGAGAAGGGTGCGATGGTGCCAGGATATTATTATATCCCGCTTCGCTACAAGATGTAATGCAAGTCATAATGTGGCCTGTTTTAGAGAGCCTTCTAATATTTATTTTGTGTGCCTATGGCCTCACACAGCTTCTTTGTTTTTCTAAGATTTTAGATCGTATCAGGCCTAAGCATTATTTCTTTTCTTGTCCTATGTGTATAGGATTTTGGGTAGGAATATTTCTATGGGGCGTTAATGGCCACACGGAACTATTTATTTTTGATAACTTAAATCCTGTTACGGGGTTTTTGCTTGGCTGCTTAAGCTCGGGCACTTCATATGCCCTAAATGTGATTATCTGTGATGATGGAATACAGATAGGAAAAGGAGAACGACATGACTAAATGGATGTTACAACCAGTCCGCCGCTGCTGTAAGGGCAGTTGACTACTTTAAAGGAATGATATTATGGCACGCAGAAAAAATGTAAAAAGAATAGATCCAAGATACTTCTTGGACGAGACAGTGAATCGCGGAGAGGGAATCAGCAGCTTGGTTAGCGCCGCGCTCGAGGGAGCGAAGCTGCCTTCTAATACCCGTTTGGTTGGATATGGCATCGCCGGCGATCGTATAACTTTAATACCGGAAGATCCTAATTTATATGCCCAAAATATCGATGACATTCCCGGCGCACATTCTCAATATATAATGATTATGCCAGATGATTATAAACCAGCTGGCCTAGATCTAGAGGGTGTGCAAAATGAGCTAGAGGGCATAATGGACCTTCAACAACGGAGCATCCATACGGGGGACGGTTGGTCAGGTCCGGCCGCCGATCTTCACGAAGAACAAAGCATATTTGCCCCCAATCATTATTGCGTTCATCACGGTGGTGTACAGCATGAAGGCCAGATTAAGATGGCCGAGGCTATTAATCATAATTACGACAGGAAGCTCAATAGAGTTACCCATTATGATATGAGGCTTCAAGATGGCACTATTTTGGAAAGCGTTCCGGCTGAAGATATTCAGGTTGTGCGCGCTTCTTTAGCCGAGGAGCATAGTCACGAAGGGGGTTGTCCTTCCGAAGAAGGGGATGTCGCATCTGACATCAGCCAGTTATCTCCCGAAGAAGCTTTTGAGGCGGGAATGGCTGCAGCTAGAGAAGCCATCGACCAGGCAATGGGAGGCCCTGACGGGCCCCCGCCCGAGGGAGGCTTTGCTGCTGAGCCGGCCATGGATTAAACTATGACCAAGGTACTTCTCCGAGAATATTATGAGCTTTGTGATGGAGGTGCCTGTCAGGATCTCCTTACAGAAGCTGAAAAGAAGTTTGTTACTGCTGGCGGTATGATGCTATCTGGTATGATGCAGATGGCAGAAACCCAAAACGGCAATGGACGCATCTATCCTCAAAAGATTTTAGAACGAGAAGTGAAAAACTACAAGAAGCTTGTTGACGACAACCGCGCTCTCGGAGAGCTAGACCATCCCGAAGAGTCAGTCATTAATCTTCGAAACGTTTCTCATCAGATAACTGATATTTGGATGGACGATAACAGGGTGATGGGAAAGATGAAAGTACTTGATACTCCTTCGGGAGGCATCCTCCGATCTTTAGTAGACTCTGGGGTTTCTATCGGCATCTCTTCTCGTGGCTTAGGATCCGTCTCGGAGAGCTCCGGCCAAACTATAGTTGAAGATGATTTTCAGCTAATCTGTTTTGATATGGTATCGGAACCTTCAACCCCGGGTGCATTTATGATGCGAGAAAACAAGAATAGAATAAATGAAGTATTTACAAAAGCAGATCGCATTAATCGCGCCCTGAATGAAGCACTGAGGGACTAAAGATGAGTAAAAAGTCGCTGACTGAAGGCCAGGTTAAGCAAATAATAAAAGAAGAGTTTGCCGAAAAAGGCATAGTTCTTACTGAAGAAGAGATTAACGAGCTATTTGGTAGCTATAAAAGAAAGCTTATTAAGCAAATTAAAACCTTAGATCCCAATGGTGATAAGCTGGTTGATAAGTATAAAATTTATTCTTTTGATACACTCAAAGATCACGATGAGACATCTTTAAAACAAATACTTAAAGATCTCGGTGGAGAAGCAGAAAAGAAAGGCTGGACTGAGATCAATGTTGACCTACCGGGTGTGTGGGATATCCTTGCCCCGGAAGGCGTCCTCGGCGCCGGCGGAGAAGGTACCTTGCTTGGCGGCGAAGAGGTTTTACATTCTAAGGAGCGAAGGCAGGCGAAAGACAACGCAAAGGCAGAAGTCGCGACTCAACTCACGAAATTAAAAGAGATCGATCCCGAAGGCGCCGCAATCATGCAAAATGTTTATACCCAGCTGGATAAACGACGTTTTCCAAACGAGCCAACTGCCAGCGACTTTAAGTCCGAGAGCGAGCGTCTTAGTCAGGTATACGAAGCGATTGTAAAGGATTTTGAAACCGAGAAGATCAATTGTGTAACGGCCAATATTCGTATAGCAGTACTGCGTTATATAGTAATTTACTTTCAAGACTATAGAACGAAAGATCAGTATTACTATAGGATGGGCTTTAGCGAGCAAACAGACCTTGGCGCCAAACAGGGAGCAACCGCAAAGGGTTACGAGGCAGCATACAGCAAAGAACTTCCGCTTGGCCTCCTTAAATGGGCCGCGGGCTTTGCAGTGGCCGGTTTCGTTGTAAATTCGGATTTCTTCCAAAGTCTATTAACAGGTATGACCGATATGGAAGCAGCGCCTGGATCCGCAGCTGCCAGAACAGCTGTTAGGCAAGCGGTTAAACAGAGCATAGGTAATGTTTCCAAAGGAGATGGCATTATAAAAACGGTTCGCGCGATGGGAGGCGAAGACTTCGCCGACTTTGGCCGGCCCGGAGGCCCGGCCCTGGGGGCATTGACGCCAGCCATGAGAAAATTGTTTGCCCACAAGGGCGTCATGACCGATGCCGGCGGCCCAGCAGCCTTAGAACAGGCTATAACCAACAATCTAGATCCTCATAAGTTATTTGTTGCAGGCGACATGTCGGGCAAAGGGGGCACTGTATTTGGGCTAAATCCCGGCAATTTCGAAGCAGCCATACAGGACTCCGTGGGACCTGGAATGGAAGCAGCCGCGCAAGTTCCGGCAGCAACTCTTAAAAATCAAGTCTTAAAAGCCGTTGGAGCAGTAGGGGCCCCATTTTTGTTGGGCCTAGCAGCCTCTATGGCCGCGGCTGGCGGCGCAGCTGCGTTCTGGAGACGCGGTGCTAAAGACGAGGAAGGCAAAGCGCTTACCTGGGGCTCGCGCATCTCCTATCTCAAGAAAAAAGTCGACACAATGAAAGATGTACCTTGCGACGAAACAGAAAAGTGCCCTGATGGTTCTGAACCGCCGTGCGAAGAGAAGCCCCCGCCGCCACCGCCACCGCCGGGTAAGTGTCCTTCTACTGATGAAGAAAAGCTGCAAGGCAAAACGGACTGGAATGAAGAGGAAAAGAAATGCGATTGCCCCGAAGGCTATGTGTTCTCAGAAATATCACCTCGTGATGATGGCGGTCAAGGCAAATGCATTAAAGATGAGATTATTGCTGAAGATTGCGGCTATATGGGTCTTCGTAACAGCGAGGATCCGGAGAAGCCGGGATGCATATGTCCCGATACCGGGAAGTTTGTACCGAACGAACACTGGGATGACTGGAAGGAAATAGGCTGGTGCAAGGATGAAGAAGAAGGGAAGTGCCCAGACGATGAATCTTGGGATGAAGAGTTGCAGAAGTGTGTCACGACGTCGACGCCGCGCACGGGTCGCGACATCACCACCACTGCGGATTTCGACATATTGGTAAGTCTGATAAATAAGCTAAGTGGCGATAAAACCGTAGTTAACAACGTTACCAACAACTTTGTAGACTACTTCGTCAAGCAAGGTGACAATATTAATATTGATCAGAGAGATCAAAGTAAGTTTAATCAACAAATCCAGAACATTAAAACAGAACTTAATATCGACATTGATTCTAAAGAGCTTACGCAAATTGAAATAAACCAAATAAGACAATATCTTATTGATCAGAAGATTATTATTATTACGAACCCTCTCGATGAGCCGTGTCCGGAGGATATGATTCGCGACGATGACGGCAAGTGCGTAAAACCAGGGTCGCGACCTGGCGGCGGCATCGAAGTCGAACCAAAACAATATGAGATAACGGTGGACGGAGCCGATAAACCTTCTGTAGAAAAAACAGTTCGTGATTTTGCTGCCGAAAACGGTCTTAAAGTCGGCGGCCCAGGCCTAGATGATCTTTTAGGCAGGGTTGAGCAATGGATGGAGTGGACAAATGCGCGCGCTTACGGACTGGCTCGAAATGCTGACGTTGACAAATGGCCAAAACAACCTCGACCGGTTGTTTCCGTACGAGAAGAACAATCGCGAGATGCAGATCTAAGAGAAACTGTTTTGGAAGCTCTTGCAGAACTAAGAGAAGCCGCTGCCGGGACCAAGGGCCGTTCAAAGGCGTTTAAGCTCGCGGCACCTGCAGCCGGCGAAGAGCCTCGTTTGCGGGATCCTGCGACCGGCGGCCAGCTTGAGCCGGAAACCGGAAAAACGGCGTTGGCTCGCGTCAAGGGCGATGCTATGCGCTCTGGTACCAAACTTAGACCCCGAACCAAAGGGGATGTTCGCGATGGCAAGATACTATTTTTTGTTAATAAAAATGGCGCCGGCGCCGTAAGAAAAAGCCTGAAAAACTTTCTTCGTGGACAGCTATCTGGTCAGCAGGCCCTCAAACCTTTCACAAAGTGGCCCGACGCTGAACAAACCGCAGCCTTAGCACTGGCAATCGCTGATTTTGTTTATGGTGAGCTTCAAGAGCAGGGCGCCGAGGTACAACAACAGCAACAGCAGCAAGAGGCTAAAGAACTAGAGCGTTGGAAAACATTGTCGGGGATTAAATGAACAAGACAGAACTAAAGAAGCTGCTCAAGCCATTGATAAAAGAATGTATCAAGGAGGTGATATTTGAGGACGGCGTTTTATCAGGAGTAGTTTCAGAAGTGGCTCGTGGAATGGGTGGAATTCAAATTGTTGAAGCTCAGCAGCCCCAGCCAAAAGCAAAAGAAAACAACTTTGCAGAGATGCGACAGCAATCTTTGCAAGAACAAAAACAAAAAACAGATGAGCACAGAAAGAAGCTTATGGGCGCTATGGGGGAGAACGCATATAATGGCGTAAATCTATTTGAGGGTACGACGCCGATAGCTTCCGCGGGTACTGCTCCTGGCGCCCCCCAGACAGCGCAAGGCCCCCTGGCAAATGTAGCCCCCAGCGATCCCGGAGTAGATATATCAGGATTGCTCGGCAGCGTTGGCAGGAACTGGAAAGCTCATATCGATGCAGGAAAATAGAGGTGCTCTGTGGCAGACAATGTAATGGTGACGAGAAGACCAAATGAAAACTCAGAAAGATTAATCAGAAGATTTATCAAAAAAGTTAAGAAAGAAGGCATTCTAGAGACATATCGCGGCAAGACCGCTTATTACATAAAGCCCTCTGTCAAAAGGAAGATCAAATCTAAAAAAGCACGGAGAGAAAAAGAACGTTTAGAAAGAAAACGCTTTAAAAGGAAATAGTCATTATAGAAGACTATTTAAAGTAGTTCGGAGAAATTTAGTATGGCGAATTTTCAATATAAAGCGGGGTTACACAATGTAGGTTCCTACCAGGTGTCGGGCAAGCCATTTGCAACGGGAAGTATTACTTGTCGCAATGATGACCTACCGATGGTTGTAGTCAAGTTTCCAAGTGTGACGTCGTGGATTGTTATAACGAATAATGACATAACGAATGCACCGCGCGGACCGCACCTCAAAGTGGGATTTTCATCAAACGGCTGTGAGGGCCATGACGCGAATTCTTATCTAGAGATTTCAGGAGGCGTTACAACTCCTCGTTTGGATTTAAAAGTATCGGAGCTTTGGCTTAGTGGATCTACAAACTGCTCTGTTATGGCCGGCCTGACGTTTATTGGCACTGATGCTATTAATAACTCTGGCATCTCCCCCAATGGTACAAACTGGTCCGGCGCCGCAGGGGTTTAATCTACTATGGCTAGCGGCTGGGCATATGTAGGATGCGCTGATTTTGCCACGGGCAGTGGCCCGACTGGTTCCGTACAGTTTCACACCTATGATACTTCAATCAGCGGTAGCGAAAATTTTATGTTTCATACCGCTTCGGTGCACGGGTATGCAGCAAGCACTTTAGTTTTAACCGGCGCCCTGGTCGTATCGGGAGCAATTAGCGCCAGCAGCTACACAATAAAAAATGTTTATAACATTCACTCGTCGGGCTCAACTGAGTTTGGTAATTCATCTGATGACTTCCATAAGTTTACGGGTTCGGTATTAGTAAAGGGCCCGCTGGTCACCAACGGCCTCGCTGGCGAGCATGCCATATTTAACGAGGCCGGATTGGATATTGATTTCCGTGTTGAATCAGTAGATGAGACTCACATGATTTTTGTTGAAGGCTCTTCCAATCGAGTAAGCATTGGCGACTCAACAGATGCTCCGGCTGCTACGCTAGAAATCGCTAACGCTAGCGATGGTGGCGTCCCACTCCTCATTCTCGACAGCAACGATACAGACAAAATGGCGCTTCATATTGATGCTGCTAATATTGATGCTGACGTTGTTGATATTGAGGCAGACGCTGTAACAACCGCAAATGTAATCGATATTACCGCAGATGGCTTAACATCGGGTGCTGCGCTAAATATTACAAGCACCAGTACAAGTACCACAGCAGGATCGGTAGTTAAAATTGCCGCGACCGGCAACCGCGCTCATGATTCCAACGCCGTTGTGGGTCTAGACATTGATTTTGACTCAACGGCCGGCACCGCCGCAAGAGCATTCAGAATCGACTCAGAACAAACGACAGGCATTGTGGCCGAGCTTTCTGCTGATGCACTTACGACAGGAAAGGGAGTTAATGTAACAAGTACAAGCAATGGTTTAAGTGGAGCTAATCTACTTTATGCTAATGCTTCTGGAACCTCTACAGATGCTTATTCGGTTGCCAAGATTGTAAAAGATCATGCCAATCTTTCTGACTCAAACGCAATTGTTGGCTTAGATATAGACTTTGATGGCGCTGCAGGAACCGCCGGCCGCGCATTCAGAATCGACTCCGAGCAGACAACCGGCGTAGTTGCCGAGATTAATGGCGATGCTCTTACTACAGGAACAGGTGTTGACCTTTCTGCTGATGCACTTACGACAGGAAATGGAGTTAATGTAACAAGCACAAGCAATGGTTTAAGTGGAGCTAATCTACTTTATGCTAATGCTTCTGGAACCTCTACAGATGCTTATTCGGTTGCCAAGATTGTAAAAGATCATGCCAATCTTTCTGACTCAAACGCAATTGTCGGCTTAGATATAGACTTTGATGGCGCTGCAGGAACCGCCGGCCGCGCACTTAGGATTGACTCAGAACAAACGACAGGCATCGTTGCAGAAATTGATGGCAACGCACTCACAACTGGCGCAGCATTGGATATATCGACGGCCGCCCTTACAACCGGCTACGCGCTACATGTAGACGACAATTCAGCTAATACTAGCACAAGAAACAGTGTCGCGATTGCACAAGAGGAGGGAGCGGCAATCGGCGCAACAGCATTAAATGTCTCGTCTCATGGCGGCATTACTGGTATCGCTTTAGATAAGAATTTTTCCGATACTACAGCGGCTACTGTGACTGGATTAAGTGTAGATCTAGATAAAACAGGAACCAGTACATCAAATAATACAATCTATGGTATAAATGTAGATGTAGACAATACAACCGCCACTAATGGCTCCAACACCATGGTTGGCCTTCACGTTACGCCAAAGTTAATTCATGCTGCTGACGCCGGAACACCCATCGTAAAAGGTGCTGTTATTTGGGCATCAGGGTCCATATATGGAACATCGACATCGACGGGCATGGAGCTTACTTCCGCCGGCGCAGACACCAATAATGGTTTAATTATCAACTGTGCTGATGGGGGAACAGACTTTAAGGCTGTAAGCTCTGCTGACACAGCCGATTTCTTTTCAATTTCAACCACCACCAATGGCGCTACTACTTTGACCACCGTCGATGGCGGTGCTGCAGCCGCAAACCTTACTTTTACTGTTGATGGGACAATCACTCAAACCGCAGCAGGTTTGATAAAGCTTGACGGCGGCGGCGTCGAGATTGAAAACGATGATGGCACAGATGAATCCGCGCTTCTCATTGATAATAACGACGCCGGGGAAATAGCGCTCGATATTGATGCTGCCAATACAACGGCAAATGTTATTGACGTAGCAGCAACAGCGCTAACTACTGGAAAAGCGTTGTTTATTGATGCCGGCAATGCAACAACAACTTCAACCGCTGCTGGTCCTATTGTACATGTAGATTTTGATAAGACTGGAATCGTTGCCTCTGGGCAAACATCCACTTTCATTGGTCTAGACCTTGATATGAATGATGCCGCCACTAATGTTGGCACATCAACGATGACGGGAATGGATCTCGATGTTGTTGCCGCATCCGCCGGCGGAACAGTATCAAACATTGGTTTGGATGTAAATGTTGCTGGTGCAGATACGAATTACGCTGCTCTTTTCCGTGCTGGAAAGGTCGGCATCGGCACGGCGACTCCCACGGCTGAACTACAGGTAAGACATCCGGGCGCCGGTAACGATAGCTCAATACTTCTCACACGAGGCGGCCTGGACGACTACGGAATGAAATTGACGGCTGATACCACCAGTGGACATGTTTATATTGATAGTATAGGTGACTCCAGTAGTCCAAATATGTATTTCCGAATGAGAACTAATGGTACAGATGTAAATGCCATGACTATTGATGGTGCCGGTAAAGTCGGCATCGGCACAACAACTCCCATATCAGCCCTCGAAATAGAGGACGGCCTCACTACAGTTGGCGCCGTATTAACGCTTGGAACAAAAGAACCCACGGTTGTAGCAGATGATGTTTTGGGGCGTATCAATTTTTATGCACCCCTTGATACTGGACTAGATTCAGATGAAATTGGAGCATCTATTGCAGCAATAGCACAAGCTACGTTTTCAGATACTGTTAATTCAACTGCTTTGGTCTTTCAGACTGGAAAGAGCGAGGTTGCTACTACGAAAATGCGCATCGATGAAGACGGACTTGTCAGTATTGGCCCGACTTCGCGCCCCGGTACTACCTCTCTCACAGGGTCACTAACTACTCTGACAATTAACAAGTCTGCTGACATTAGTTACCCCACGATGGGCCCCGCCGCTTTCGCCGGGCTTCATTTGGAGCCGTCGGTAGTTACTGACGGCTATTCGATGGGTATCACGTTCGGCGCCGGCGGAGATGGTTCCCTCGCGACCCATGCTAATAAAACACAAGCCGGTGTCTGGTCTGAGGCCGACAGCAGCGTCGGAAGCAATCTGACTTTTGGAACAGCGAATTCCTGGTCCACCGGCGCCGAAGCTCGGATGACTATAAGCCCCGCGGGCAACGTTGGCATTGGCACAATGACTCCCATATCAACCCTCGAAATAGAAGCCGGCCTCACTACAGTTGGCGCCGTATTAACGCTTGGAACAAAAGAACCCACGGTTGTAGCAAATGATGTCTTAGGACGTATCAATTTTTATGCACCCCTTGATACTGGACTAGATTCAGATGAAATTGGAGCATCTATTGCAGCAATAGCACAAGCTACGTTTTCAGATACTGTTAATTCAACTGCCTTACACTTTCAGACCGGGAAGAGCGAAGTTGCTACTACGAAAATGGTTATTGATGAAGACGGAAGAGTCGGTATTGGCACGAGTGCCCCCGCCGCGGCCCTACATGTTGATAATGATGACACCGATCTGATGGCATTTCATATCGATGCTGCCAATATCGATGCTGACGTTGTTAATATCGAGGTAGCGGCGCTAACCACAGGTAAGGCTTTGTACATAGATCATAATGATACTGCCACCACCGCGGTTACTCCCACAACAATGCATATAGATTTTGATAAAAGCGGCGTCGTCGCCGACGGTGTAACATCTACATGGACAGCACTTGATCTCGATATGAGCGATGCTGCGACAAATCATGCCAACGCTAACGTAACTATGACAGGTTTGGATATCGATGTAGATTCGGCCAGTACGCAAGGTACCAATACAAACGTTGGTGTAGACATTGTGGTTACAGATGCAACTACGAATGATGGCATCAGGATTGTTGCCGAAAACGGCGCCGGCGTAGATCTCAAGATGATTTCATCCGCCGACGCCGAGGATTATTGCACAATTGCTGTTGGAGCATCCGGCGAGACTACAATAACAACTGTTGATCACGGCGCCGCTGCCGCGGACCTTAACTTTGTAGTCGACGGCGATATCATTCTAGGCCCAGCCGGCGGCGATGTGTTGCCAGATGGAGATGGCACCAGAAATCTAGGTTCCGGTGCAGCACGCTGGGCCAATGTTTACACCGCAGACCTTCATCTAGCAAACGAACGCGGCGATTGGACTGTAATCGAGGAAGAAAACTACTTAACAATAAGAAGTAATAAAACCGGAAAGCGATTTAAACTTTTGATGGAGGAGATCGAAGACTAATGCCTGTTATTATTAGTGGCTCTCAGGGCGAAACAATTCTTAGCGGTACCGGTTCTTTGACACAGGGGCCCGCTGGAGCGCTTCCTGTTGTTATTACAGGAAGCCTTACGGTTTCTGGAAGTAATACGATTGTTAACTACGGCAGTTTCATATCCAATGAATCCGGCTACGATCACGATTTCCGCGTTGAATCTCTGAATATGACGCATACGTTTTTTGTTGACGGTGGTACCGAAGCGGTAAGTATTGGAAATTCGACCAACGCGCCCGAAGGTGTGCTTGAAGTATCTCAGGCGTCAAACCACGGCTTACCGGCTTTGGTGATTAATGCAGCGGATGTTGATGAAAACGCTCTTCATATTGCCGCGACCCAGACAACGGCGAATATTATAGATATTGAGGCTGATGATTGTTTGACCACCGGAAAAGTACTTTTTATTGATCATAATGATGACGCCACCGCCGCGGTTACTCCGACAACATTTCACATTGATTTTGACAAAGACGGAGTGACGGCGAATTCAACCACATCTGCGTTTATAGGGATCGATCTCGATATGAATGATGCTGCGACGAATCACGCCGGCTCCAACGTAACTATGACAGGTTTGGATATCGATGTAGATTCGGCCAGTACGCAAGGTACCAATACAAACGTTGGCATCGACCTCACGGTTATAGATGCAACTACAAATGATGGTATCAGGATCACCGCCGAAAACGGCGCCGGCTCAGATATAAAAATTATGAGCTCGGCCGATGCCACTGATTATTGTACAGTCGCCGTTGGGGCTGCTGGTGCTACCACAATAACAACTGTTGATACTACCGTCGGCGCGACAGCACACCTTACAATGACTGTCGACGGAGGAATAAAGCTTGACGGTGCCGGCGTCGAGATTGAAAATGATTCAACCACCGGTGCGCCTGCGCTTCTCATTGATAATGATGACACAGATCAAATAGCGCTCAATATTGTTGCTGCTAATATTGATGCAAATGTAATCAATATTACAGCCAATGCGCTGACTTCTGGAGATGGAATTAGTGTTGCATCCAGCACGACTGACACTACTGCCCGGGCACTACTTAAGCTTTCAAATTCGAATTCTGCTGCAGTTGCGACAATACCGATAGAAATTGTTCAAGCCGATGTCGCGGAAGGGGATATAATTAGTGCTGCAGTCGGAGCAAACGGATCCATATGCGCGCTAAGGGTCAAGGAAGCGTCAGTTACCTGCAGCACCAGTGACGTCACGACCGAGTCTTCCAACTTTTTCCCCGCATTGTCCATTCCGGTCGCACTTGGAATCAGGGTTACTACTGCAATCACCAATAATGCATTTGTAAAAAAGATTGGCTGGGAGCACGATGCGAATGCGTTTGCCGGGTCTGATGATGGTAGTCGAGACATGTCTGACGGCGAACTTGAAGCCGCGGGTACTACAACCATAACGGCAGGCGGCATGAACTTGGTTTTCCATGAAGCCTCCGATCTACTTATAACGCATAATGCAACCCCAGGTGCCGGCGTTCTGAGAATAGCGTATTATTATTATTCGATAACAGCGCCTACGAGCTAGGATAATCACATTATTAGTCATTTCCTCATCTTAGATACTATTTATTCTGATTACATGTCAGAGTTTGGAGTAATTATATGTCCTCATTGTTAGAACAAGCCATCGTTGATGCCGGTGCCCTGAAAGAAGCGGCCCTCAAAAATGCCGAAAACGCTGTATTGGAGAAGTATTCTACCGAGGTAAAGACCGCTCTAGACACCTTGCTAGAGCAAGATGTGGGCATGGATATGGGCATGGGCCTGGAACCAGAAGCCCCGGCAGAAAATGCTTCCTTTATGGATGATGTGCCGCTAGCTCATGAAGATACCGACATTGAAGGCCCAGAAGACGATGAAGTAATTGAGATTGACTTTAATGATCTCAGAGCTCGCCTTCATGCCGAAGAGGAAGCCGGAGAGGGCCCCGAAGCAGCAGAGCTTATGGGTTCTGAAGAGACCGCTGAAGAGATTTTTGGTGGTGAAGAAGACCTGGGCCTCCCCGACGAGGGCGAAGCGGCCCTAGAAGAGCCTGCGCCCCTTGAGGAAGACGTAGAAGTCTCTGATGAACTTATCGATGCTATTGCTGAAGAGCTCACAGTCGATGTGGCAGCCCGCCTAGGTGGCTGGGCGCCCGTTGCTAGTGGCGAAACACAAGAGCATGCTGAAGAAATGGCCGAGGAAGAAGAAGCGGCCGCAGCACAGTCGGAAGAAGTAACCGACGAGAAAGAAAAATATCTAGAACTTTATGAATCGCGACTATCAGGCCTTAGATCTGAGGTCGGTGATTTAAAATCTTTGCTTGGAGAAGCAAAGGATCAATTAAACATTTTGATACTGGAAAACGCCAAACTTCTATATCAAAATAAGGCTTTGAATAGCGCCTCCTTGAATGAGCGACAAAAAGAAAATATTGTCGAAGCTGTTCGTAACGCCAGTTCAGTAGAAGAGACGAAGATGTTGTTTGATACACTTCAAAGCGCAGTGGGCCCTCGCGAGAGTCGCCGCACAGAATCACTTCGCGAAGCTGTTATCAGACCTACAACTACGATGCTTCTAGGTTCAAATAGGGGCAATCATTATGATGCTTCTACTACTGTTGATCCAAATATGGATCGAATGTTACGTTTGGCAGGTTTAAAACAATAAATTTTTAGGAGGTTATATAAAAAATGTCTATTGTACAAAAGTTAACCGAAGGTATCGTTAATCGCGATCTCTCTAAGGATGGTGCCGCTCTTATTTCTAAGTGGGAAAAGACCGGTCTCCTTGAGGGCCTCGAAAGCGATAATCTTCGAAACGGAATGGCTTCGCTGCTTGAGAACCAAGCAAAAGAACTACTCCGTGAGTCCAGCGCTATGGCTGCTGGTGATGTTGAGGGTTTCGCAGCAGTTGCGTTCCCCCTCGTTCGCCGTGTATTCGGCAATCTGATTGCTAACGATCTCGTTAGTGTTCAACCGATGAGTCTACCAAGTGGTCTCATCTTCTTCCTTGACTTTACAGTTAGTCGAGAACTCGGCACCGGATCGCAGACTTCACGTCTGGGATATGACGGCGCAGCGTCACTATTTGGTGGCGGCGTGGTTGGTAAGGAAGTAACCGGTGGTGTTGATCTTAGTACGGCCGGTAATCCCGAGGCAGGCCCTTATGGTCTGAATAATGGTTATTCATCTCCGATTAGTAGCTCTTTCAGCAATGCAGTCACTTTGAGTGTTGCCGCAGTTAGAAGCTTTACTTTCGGCGCTGGTGGCGCAAACGACGCGTCAGTTGAATTTGATGCCGACTTCACTTCTGGTGCCCTAGGCACTGGTACTGATGTGGCGGTTGTCACTATTCTAAACTCCGGTCTAGATCAGCTGAATCTTCAAAACCTAGTTGGTATTAGTCTTAGCTGTTCTGCGGGCAACGGTCTCGCTATGACAGGATCCGGAAATCCCGATGCAGAATCGAATGATGCTATTCGGCTGGTCCGACGCCTTAGTCGTAAGACTTCTCAAGGCGCTAACACTACTGATCTGGTTTTCATTGGTACTGGCTCAAACGGCGCTCACGTCGTTAACAACAATAACGGCGGACCGACGGCTTTGGCCACTACCGCATCAGCTGTTTTGGGTGCGACGATCGAGACTACGATCTCGTGGCCGCAGTCCGATGACTTTGCTAATGGCGGAGCACTCGGCTCTGTTATTGGTCAGAGTGCGTGGGCTTTGGAAAATAACGAGTCCATCCCCGAGATCGACATTAAGATCGATTCCGTGGCTGTTACGGCGATTACCAAGAAGCTCAAGGCCAAGTGGACCCCGGAGTTAGGACAAGATCTTAACGCCTACCACAACCTTGATGCTGAGGTCGAGCTTACTCAGATTCTGTCTGAGCAGATCGCCCTAGAAATTGATCGCGAGATTCTTGAGGATCTTATCATTGATGCAAGTGCCGCTACTCGTTACTGGTCACGCGCACCTGGTAGATTCCTTGATCGCGTAACCGGCATTGAGGTCGGTGCTTCTACGGTTACTCCGGACTTCACCGGTAATGTAAGCGAGTGGTATGAGACTCTCATTGAGACAATCAATGATGTGTCTGCTAACATCCACCGCAAGACTCTACGGGGTGGTGCCAACTTTATCGTCTGCGGACCTGAAGTTGCTAACATCCTTGAGTTTACGGCCGGTTTCCGTGCCAATGTCACTGTTGACAGCGACAAGGGCTCAGCCGGTGCTGTGAAGGTTGGTAGCCTTTCCAAGAAGTGGGATATTTATGTAGATCCGTACTTCCTTCGAAGCCTAGTGCTCGTTGGTCGTAAGGGAGGTAGTTTCCTAGAGAGCGGATATGTTTACGCTCCCTATGTGCCGCTACAGACGACCCCCACCATCTTTGGTGTCGAAGACTTCGTGCCCCGCAAGGGCGTGATGACTCGGTACGCTAAGCAGATGGTGCGTCCCGACATGTATGGCTTAGTTGTTATCGCTGATATGACTGTTGGCTAATACAGCTAGTCTTTTATTAGACAAATAATATGAAAGCCTCGGCTCTATGAGCCGGGGCTTTCTATTTATGGTAGAACTACTATAACTTGAGGAACACATATGGCACTTCCAGTACTAAAGCCCGCTTCTACAACGAATACCAACGTTTTATCGTCAACCGGGACGGTTGGCAGCGTGGCCGCCACATTGCCTTTTGGGATTTATGCTAGTTCGACAGATTTTTTATCCGGAGCGGCAGACCAAGTAGCTTATACTTATAAGAAGCTAGGCGGAGATATTCTAGATATTGAATTAACTGAAGGTAATATATATTCGGCCTATGAAGAGGCTGTTTTAGAATATTCCTATATCGTTAATGTTCACCAATCCAAGAACTCGCTTTCTAGTTTTCTGGGACACACTACGGCCTCGTTTGATCAGGATGGTCAGATTAAAGCTGGTGATTCTCTTTCCGGCTCTAATATAGAGTTACGTTATCCAAAGTTTGACTATGGATATATTCGACGATTCGCTGACAAAACAGCCACCGAAGTAGGCATAGGCGGCACGACAGAGATCTTTTCGGGTTCCCTGACGACAGTAAGTGCTAAAGCTGATTATGATCTTCAGAGTATTATTTCTTCGTCAGCCGGCAACGACACAACAAAGCCTTATTACGGAAAAGTTGGCGATCGTAGAATTGTTATTAGAAGAATGTTTTACAAGACCCCTGCCGCTATGTGGCGTTTTTATGGTTATTATGGGGGCTTTAGTGCTGTTGGTAACTTAAGAACTTATGGGCAATACGCAGACGACTCTACATTTGATATAGTACCGGTCTGGCAGAATAAGCTTCAATCAATGGCTTACGAGGACGCTTTAAACACGCGAGTCTCTCATTGGTCATATGAGATTAAGGATAACAAGGTTCGTATTCACCCAACTCCTAATAATAATAGTCCGGAGAAGTTCTGGTTTAATTTTACGGTAGAAAGTGTTCCATGGTCTCTTTCGGGTTCAGCTGGAAAATCCGTTACAGGCATCAATAATATGAATACGCTCCCATTTCAGAACATTGCATATAATAGTATCAATTCTATTGGAAAGCAGTGGATCCGACGATTTGGATTGGCTCTTGCGAAAGAAATGTTGGGTCAAGTTCGCGGCAAGTTCGCAACAGTTCCCATACCTGGCGAGTCAGTGACATTAAATGCTGCAGATCTTTTGGGTCAAGCTAAGGCAGAACAGGATGCTCTGAGAGAGGAACTTAAAACTACTTTTGATGAACTTACTTACTCTAAGTTGGCCGAAACAGATGGCACTATATCTGATGCTGTAGAAAAAGTTATGGCCGATATACCAGCCGGCATATATGTAGGGTAGATAGATGGGCAATCCGGACGATAAATGGGAACAACCAGCCGCACCACCCCCTCCCATGTTTTTTGGGAAAAAGGAGCGCGATCTGGTTAAACAAGTCAACGATGAGCTGGCAGAGCGAGTCATTGGGCAAACTGTTGTATATTACCCTATTGATATTAAAAGAACAAACTACCATTCGCTATACGGAGAAGCGCTTAACAAGACCTTTCTACCGCCGGTGCGTGTGTACGCCTATGTAGTAGTCGATAACGAGCAGAAAAACGATAAATATAGTTATGAATATCAAAGCAAACTGACGATTCATTTCCATCGCAAAAGACTAACAGAGGATCAGAATCTTTATGTACGCCCGGGAGATTTTGTACAGTATGGTGATAAATTATATGAGATCACTAAGACATATAATGATACTAAGTACTATTTTGGTCAGGTAGATCATAAGTTTCAAGTAACTGCGGATTGCGTACGTGCACGCAGAGGAACATTTCGAGGTATAAATGATGCCAGTTAAAAAAACACAAAAAGAGCTACAAAATAAATCTTCTATACGATATGCGTATATGGATAATGATACCACCGAAGGGAGAGTGCAGGAAATAATAATGATGCCCTCTACTTTGGAAACAATTGATTATGCTTTTTATGATTTTGTTAATGAAAAGCTAAATCTGTCTACCACTACCAATGAAGGGTTTAAAAAAGTACCTATTATTTGGGCCTCTACCGAAAGAGCATATCAAATTAAAAATTTAAAGGATGTGCGTGATGCTGAGGAAACTTTGATACTTCCACTAATCACCGTCGAAAGAAAAACGGTAGCAAAGGAACCGAACAAGAGAGGTCTGCCATGGGCAAATATTATGCCCGAGAATGATGAGAAGGGCGGCTCCATTACTATAGCCAGGCGCCTTAATCAAGAAAAAACTTCCCAGTTTCAAAACAATCTGGCCAACCGCAAGCTTGGCCCGGGCAAGGTTGCCTCCTCTATGTACGGCACCAACAAGAGAAATATGACGGCCTCTAAGAATGTGTACGAGACCATAACTATTCCGCTTCCTACGTGGATAACGGTCACTTATGAGGTTAGCTTGAGAACTGAATATCAGCAACAAATGAATGATCTTGTACAGCCATGGGTGACAATTTCTGGAAACAGCACAATGCCTCCAAGGATTGAACGTGACAATCATAAGTTTGAAGTGTTTTTTGAAGGAGATTATACAAACAATAGCAATACTAATAACTTAGAGATGGACCAAAGGAACTATGAGACCACTATCACAGCCAGAGTCCTGGGCTATTTAATAGGCGAAGGTCCCAATCAGGAGCGTCCAAAGATAGTAAAACGACAAAATGCAGTCGAATTTCGTATGGCCAGAGAGCGTGTTGTAGTAGGGGACATCCCAGAAAACATTGATAGTCGAGGTTTTTATAGAGAATAGGACCTTTCGCACCGTCTTATACTATTTAATAATGAGAAACAACTTAACAATAAGTTAAATGTTAAAGGAGAACTCCAAGAATGTCGGTTAAGAAATTCAGATTTGTATCCCCCGGAGTTTTTATCAATGAAATTGATAACTCGGGAATCCCCGCGTCTCCGGCCGGAATCGGCCCGGTTGTCGTAGGGCGCGCCAAATCCGGCCCGGGTCTTAGACCCGTTACAGTGAACTCATTTTCAGAGTTTGTTAATGTTTTCGGGGCGCCTGTTCCTGGGGGCTCCAGCGATGATATCTGGCGCGACGGCAACACAGTAGGTCCAACTTATGGCATGTATGCTGCGCAGGCGTATCTTCGTAACAGTTCTCCTTTAACCTACGTACGCCTTATGGGCGCCGAGAGTGATGATGCAACATCTGCCGGAAAAGCCGGATGGAAAGTGTCCACAGCCGATTCGACATCCGGCCAGGGTGCTTATGGTTTGGTGATTTGGCCTTCGGGCGCTGGGTTTTCGCCGTCCGAGCACGATCTTGGCCGCGGCGCGCTAGCAGCGATTTTTTATGTTCCCAGCGTCACCACCAACGCTAATAACTGTAGCTTATCCTTAAGTGGCACCGCGGCCAGTTCTTCATTAGCCATAACTGGTTCATCAGCGCTGATCCAGTCCGTTACTGCTGGTTCCAATTATGAATTTAAGATGATAGTACGCAACGCTACGGGCTCCTCAGACAGCACTATGGCATTCAACTTTGATCGTAGCTCGGATCGTTACATTCGAAAGGTGTTTAACACTAACCCGCAATTAAGCAACAGAGACATCAATTCTAATGTTGCCAACTATTGGCTTGGACCAACTTTTGATCGTCACTTGGTTGATACGGTGACTGCCGGCGCGTCCTCGAATTACTATGGCGCAATTGTCCCGATGCTATCCGGCACAGCTAATGCCGGAGATTATCAGACTCCCCTGCTGTCGGCGCAAACTCCATGGATTATTTCTCAGGATCTAACAGACGATAATTCCAACTATTCTCCGGCAAATATGCAAAAACTTTTCAAGGTTGTGGCCCTAGACGAACCAGGAGCATGGACAAACCGAAATATTAAAATATCCATCCAGGACATTAAGGCTTCGACAAGTGATTTCCAGCCGCATGGTTCTTTTAGTGTCGTAGTTAGAAAACTAGATGATACAGATAATGTTGTAGAGGTACTAGAGCAGTTTAATGATTGCAACTTGAATCCCAACTCATTGAACTATGTTGCGCGCAAGATTGGTGACAGATATCGCTCATGGGATTCCACCAACAAGCGATATCGCGTTTATGGACAATACGATAACAACTCGCGATATGTTCGTGTCGACATGAACACCGATGTGGATAACGGAGTGACAGATGCTAAATTTTTACCGTTTGGCAACCTCGGAGTGGTTAAATATAAAGATTTTTCCTGGTATACCACTAGCGTTATGGCCGGTGGCACCTGGGGCTCCACCGGTAGTGGCACAACCACCGCAGTTGATAGCTACATTGCTTCCTCCGGCTCGGCGTATCAACCTCCCGGCGCCACGGGCGCAACCGCAACAATAACCATCACGGCCTTCAGCCAACTCAATACTGGCGATAAAGTGAATTTGATTGCTACGGATGGCACCAACTACAACTTTACCAATGGCGACCAAAGTTCGGTCAATGGTACATGGGAATCTACAACCTCAAATACTGCTACCGCAACCAACCTAATGAATGTCATTAATACTACATCAGGTCCATCGGGAACTAGATTTACAGCTACGTCGGATGGGGCAGTTGTTACGGTTACTCAAGCCATCGCCGGCGGCGCCGGTAATACAGCTGTCACTCTTACAGACAGTGGCACAGCGGGCATGAGTAGTACTAATTTCACCCTCGGCCTCCCGGGGTATGGCGAAATAATCACCTCGCTATTCCCTCATTTAACAGGCGCTGTGGCTTTCCCACAACCCTCTGTGCGTGGCACAGGCTCCGATGGCGGGCTAGGCAACTACACCGATGCATATTGGGGTTATCAAACTGGGCGCTCCGCTGCGCCGCTGCGGTTTGATGAGTCCAACTTGGATCTTCTGTACCCTCTCGGCGCTTTGGGCTCTTCTCAGTTCGCAACTGCGGCTGGCCTTGAGCTTTCTACAGCTTTTACACTAGATGATCTCAGCGGTTCTGGCACCAATAATGCCGTGTGGGCTGCCGGATATCGAGTTGCCGGGACTTCTCTCTCGTCTGCCGGTCTCAATACTTGGTCGAACGTTCTCGACGCCGGCTGGGACCGCTTTACGGTGCCAATGCATGGCGGATTTGATGGACTAGATGTAACAGAATCAGAACCTTTCCGTAATAATGCCATGGTGGACTCGACTGAATTTACCAGTTACGCTAATCACAGCATTAAGCGCGCGATTGATTCTTTGGCTGACCCCGAGATGGTAGAGATGAATCTGGCTACTATGCCCGGTCTAACCAACGAAGGCTTAACGGCTCATTTGATTAATACGTGCGAAGATAGAGCTGATGCTATGGCAATTATCGATCTTAAGGGTGGCTATGTACCGAAGACGGAAAATAGTCAAGCTTTTTCAGATCGTGTAGGAAGCTCGGCGACCACGCTCAGCAATCTTAAAGCTCGAGGCCTTAACTCAAGTTACGGATGTGCTTATTATCCATGGGTACAGATTAGGGATACTATTAACGGCGCTCTCTTGTGGGTTCCCCCTTCAGTCGCTGCGATTGGTACCTTTTCCAGTTCGCAAC